TGTTGGCCTAGTACTCAATCATCTCAGGACATTGAGTCTACCGACACGTGGTATCGTACCATATTGGGACGACACTACAACAATTTACACGAACCTGTTTCAGGTCTCTGGTCTTGGACTAGGGATGAGCGACGCAAGTATCTTGGTCAGCTCAACTCCTGGAGAGATCTGCCATCAGACGTACTAGATAAGTACGCAAAGGCTGAGATCAAGGATGTTCAAAGAATCATCCATCTCTGGAGAGCCATCGAGGTATGTATCATTACCTCAAACCTACAACTTGTAGGCAAGCCAGTGTGCAACCTCCATTGGAGGCTGTGGAAATGGATCATTTCCACATCTATTCATTCTTATGATATTGCTTGCAAAGAATGGAAGAGAGTTTGTCTTCACATCAGAGACTTCACACAAACTCTCGACTACCACCAGGAAAATATGTTCCCTCGAGGGGTTCCCGGTGGTAGGAATGGCCATCTAGGACCATTATGGTTTGAGATGTTACCGTGGCTTAATGATTTTTCATTGGCCAAAGTCCTTAAGGACAAAGCCATCATTACGGTAAGTATGATTGAACAAGCTTCTCACTTGATTCAATCGCGGGTCATGCCTCCACCTCCTCTCACTGAGAGAAGGTTTGATGCGGAGGTAATGGAGCTTAGGAGACAATTTCTTAAGAAACCCAAGATCCGACCTGTTACACTGGCAAAAGTGCGACAGGCGACCGGCCGCCTGATAAACTACATCAAAAAGGCTGGAGAGGTCAAAACTCGACCTCACCTCTCTCTGAGTGCTTCAGGAAAACTTGAAAGTGCCAGAACCAAAGGAGGGGGTGCAATATATGCAGCAAGGAAATACCTTGAACGTTATGTTTGGAATATTCCAGAACGTGACTACTTTGGAACTTCGTGGTGGGGATGCCCCATCAACGAGGTTAAAGGAATAAAACCTTATAAGACCGTAGCTAGAGAGTCAAGACTCCAGGACGGAATTTTATTTCTGACGAATTCATTTAGGGACGAAATGGCCCCAGATGAGCTCATGATGACTATCTTTGCAGAAGTCAATGAGAACCGACAAGTTGAAGATCCTTTATTTGGATTGGATGAGGCTTTCCCTCATCCGCTCTTACAACTTGCCGTTGAGACGAATGTTCAACAAGGCTATGTGCCCGGACCACCCCATGACTGGGACGGTTCCATCTTTGTGGAGAAGAACTTTCGTCGAACTCCGGTGAGAACAAAAGTAATTGTTCAGCCGGAATCAGGTAATAAGGTCAGGTTGCTCAGTGAGCCTCCAACCTTCGTTACTCTGATGCTACAACCGTTTGGCCATTGGCTTTCGGATGTAGTCTCAAGTCACCCAGCATTACGCTCAGCATTCAACCGATCAATGAAAGGTTGGGATTTCGCGGTAGACTTGTCGAGAGGTACACGTTTATATAACGACGGAGAAGGACTCTCCGTGTACGATCTCTCGGGTGCATCGAACATGCTCAATAATGAGCTTATGAACGATGTCCTCGGTCGGTTTATAAATGAATTTTCAAAAAACCGATTCGAAGCATTCTTTTTCCATATGTGTTTAGGGCTATTGTTGGCACCTAGATACATGATGATTAAAAGAAACCATAAGGATACTGAACATCGTGTTGTCTTCACTGAAGACGGAATACACATGTCAGATCCAGGCTGTAAGCCCGCTCTGTGCATTGCATCAGTTATAGTAGAGCTAATGGTTTTTAAGAATGTCCCTCGCACTCCTGCCTTTGCCGTGGCTGGAGATGATGTTGCTAATTTAGTAACACGCGAAAAACATAATGAGTTGGTTGATCAACATAACGAATTTGGTCATGAGATCCACCCAACAAAACCTCAGTGGTCCCAGATTTGGGTTTCCTACTGTGAGGAGAGTTTAAGACTCGTCGAAACAACCATTGGTTGTGGACGAGCTCCTTGGCAACTTGATTATCAAACGGAAGACATCCATGTTGATATTTTCAAACTGCGACTCTTAATGCCTTTTTCGTCCATAGATAATGGAATAGATTCACAAAAGAATCCAATTGTCGGAAAAGGTGATGCGTTATGGTCCCAAATTAAGAACTGTAAACGCCCCAATTTGATAAAACATATCAAAAACACATTCCGTGTTTTGATGGCTTCACAATTGGGAAAAGACCCTATGGTGTTCCTACCGCGAATCGTGGGAGGGCAAAATGTGCCTTTCTGTGGTGAACCAGAAGAACTGTATAGGAAGATCTTGGACCGGAATGGTTCAAGGATCGTTGCCATTTATAATCAATTACGATTTGGTGAGGACCCGTTTCCTCTATTTGGCAGTCTTACACGGAAGATGTCCACTGGTGGATCTTCTCGTGGCTTAATTGACCCAACTAGTCAATATATGATTATCCAATACGGAGAAATCATGTTTAAGCAATTTCGGAATCAGGCGAAAAGTCTTCAAGCGCTCCAACAGGAGTTGCAGGATAAAAAATCTTATCCTGTCAGCTTTGGTGAGGCTAAACGTTACGCAAGAAAATCTGGATACATATCGTATGCAGAAGTTGCTGATTCCTTAGACAGAATCTCCGCAATCCGTATGTCGATTGCGTGCGCCGCTGGCGCCATCGAATTCGATGAGATTTCTGCAGCTACAAAGGGAAAACTCCCTTCTCCATCGGAGGTACTCGATGACTTTGTGTCAAACGAGGTAGCTAGGCATAGCCGACTGTATACTATACAATCGGACTTATTCGTCACAACCGGAGAGGATTGTGCGGCCTTCAAGAAATGGATCCTAGAAGGAAATCCGAGTTTCTCGGTGCGCTCTCAAGGACTCTGGGTCCCAAAGAAAGCGCTTGTCGATAGCCTAAATGGTATGACTATTGACATGCCCTACAAGCCAAGTAGGGTCATACCTGGTTCCGAAGAGGACCAGTATGTCGGGTCTGATTTTCAGACGCCCGCCGCATTCGTAATTTCACGTAAGCGGTTCTAGCATAGTGCTTATAATATACGTCAATGACGTCGAAACTTCATTGAAGTTTGAAGGGTCCCTAGCCCCAAAGAATGCCTGAGCGGTAGAAGCTAGGGAAAAACACAAA